TTTATTCTACCAGCCATTCTTATTGTATGTGAGTAAAATTTTATAAAATAAAACGAGGCGATACAATAGATGAATCTTCAACTTCGAAAATTCAAACCCGAAGGCATGGCCGATGATAAAGTGTGTGTTTTTATTGGTAAACGTAACACGGGTAAATCAACTTTAGTCACTGATATAATGTTCCATAAAAAACATTTACCAGCTGGAATAGTTTTATCAGCAACGGAGGAAGGTAATCATTATTATCAACAGTATGTACCAGACCTTTTCATATATGGTGATTACGATAGAGAAGCTATTGAGCGTGTTATGGATAGACAGAAAAAATTAGTAGGTGCGGGTAGAACAAACTGTGGTGCGTTTCTGTTATTAGACGATTGTATGTACGATTCTAAATTTATGAAAGATACGTGTATCCGACAGTGTTTCATGAACGGGCGTCACTGGAAGATATTTTTCATGCTAACCATGCAATATTGTATGGATTTACCTCCTGCGCTCAGGGCAAACGTCGATTACGTGTTTATTTTACGTGAAAATATCATTCAAAACCGTGAGAAATTGTATAAATCCTTTTTCGGTATTTTCCCAACATTCGAGATGTTTAATAAAGTCATGGATTCATGTACCGAGAATTACGAGTGTTTAGTATTGGATAATACGTCTAAGAGTAATAGGATAGAAGATTGTGTATTTTGGTATAAAGCAAAACTTAGAAAAAATTTTAAGGTTGGCGCACCTCAGTATTGGCAAACGCATAAAAAGATGTTTAACCCGAAACACGGTAACATGAAACTTGGTGATAGAAACGCGGTTAAAAAAACAACTGCATTAAAAGTTATTAAGAAGAAATGATAAGAACAATTGTTAAACGAATGTACACAACTTTAACCTCTCAGACTTCTATCAAAAATATTGAAAATATATATCCAGTTTATAACGAACTTAATATAGATATCCATAGGTCTATAGGTGCACCACAAACGAGTGATGACGATGGGTATCGACTATTAATTGACGTATGTCATCATACAAAAACAATATACGTAGATCATGACATGTCTAACTACGACGAATTAAACGATTTACCTAGAATTATAAAAACGTTTGGGTGTTTATACCCTAATTATACTTTACGACAATAACCCAGGCTAATGCGTAAACACAAAAAAACGAAAAACCCATGTATAATATATGACGGACGTTTATACGATGAATCTTTCTGATAATGGAGACGGTATGGTTAATTTAAATAATAACCAGTCTACCAATTTTATTCCAAACGACTCTGGACCTTCCCAGATACCTCAGATGCCACCAATACAACAACAACAGCAACAACAACAAATGCCGAGTTTTATGACGGAAAAAAATGTGAGTGAAAATAAACAGACAATGGACTCTACACCAATTAATGAAATTATAGGTCAACCAGAAGCACCATTAGAACCACCAATGATGGCTCAAGATCCTCGCATGACACAAATGCAAATGCAAGCACCAATGATGGCTGCGCAACAACCTGTCCAAAAGGCAGAGAAGGCACCCGAGAATAAAAATCCATTTAATTTAACTGATGAACAGTTTCAAGCTCTCGTCGTCGCGGTTTGTACTGCGATAGCAATTAGTAAGCCAGTTCAAGAAAAACTCGCAAACTTCGTACCATCGTTTCTTAACGACCAAGGGAACCGAAGTGTTGTTGGGTTAGCGTCAACCGGTTTGGTTGCCGCGGTAGCATTTTATGTTGCTAGGCGATACGCTTAATCAGATTTATTAGAATTAGCAAACATACCATTTCGTTTGAGAAGTATGTAAGCAGTAAGTAAACCAAATAAGAAACTTACTACGCGAAGTGCAAGGATTTTACCCGTACTTTTCGTAGTTTTACCGTAATTTTCTATATTCTTGCTAGCTTCTTTAGTTGCTTGTGATGCTAAAATAACGAAGAGCGTCGCGGCTATAGTTGTCAGTAACATAAACCTTTGATCTATAGCCATGAAGGCTAACAAGTTATCACCTTTCATAGCGTAGAGCAAAAAGTTTGGTATTAAAAAGAAAAGTGTCACTACATTGACCCAATAATTATTCGATAACATTGGTACGCTAGATAATGACATGTATGCTACCCAAGCTAATATAGCTTGTAGTATTTGAACATTCGATGCTACGGTTTCAGACATGTTAATTATTACTATACGGTTAGATTATTTATCCTGAACATGTTTACCACAAAATTTCGTCTTTTTTGGTATAGTTTCGTATATACCCAATTTCACGCATATACCTCTTAATTCCTTGAAATTTTTCCAATACCCTTTACTGTGTGAATACTCGTCGACCGTCGAGTGTGCGAGTTCGTGTATGAGAACATGGAAAATTTCGTTCGAATCTCCGTCTATACACAAACCTATTTCATTCCCCTTATTTGTATTGTACCCTATCGCACCTCTATTTATCCTGTGGTGTACCGTTATGGGTACTTCTTTTTGTAACATTTCAAACTTTTTATTATCGGTTTCTATGAGATGTTCCCTGAGAATTCTATACTTTTCGCGAACCTCGGTTATTTCCTGTGGTTCCTTCGTGTTGAGTAGTAAAAACACGTTTATGATAAGGAGGAGTAACGCAACTATCATCTTATCATAAACATACATAAAAATGTATAATAAACGAGATTACTTATTATTATTTTGTAATTTTTTTAATAACCTCTGTTTGTGATTATACATATATGAACCTTCCTTTCTTAATAGTTCAATTTCCTCTTGAACCTTATTTAACTTAGACGCTAATACGGCTTCTTTTCCCATGAGTTTTTTAATTTGTTTCGTAATTACACTTTCCCTAGCTCTTATTTTATTAACTTGATTACGGTTTATTTGTTGATTATTGTTTGGTCTGGGCATTATACCTTTTATATATTACGGAGATAAAATACCAGGTAAAGGTATATGAGTAACTCCAGATCCAAAGTTCCTCAGGAACTTCGTAACCTTGGTGTTAGGAACATGAATATTACATCCCTTGTTCTAGAAAATAGAAACTTAACCAATTTACCATCATCTATTGGTAACCTTAAAAACCTTAGGAATCTTGATTTGAACAATAATAATTTAACCTTATTACCATCATCTATTGGTAAACTTACAAAACTAGAGCAACTTGATTTGAACAGTAATTATTTAACCTTATTACCAGATTCAGTCGGTAAACTTAAAAACCTTGTGTATTTTTCGATGGATGGTAATCGTTTAAACTCGTTACCATCATCTATTGGTAACCTTAAAAATCTACAGGTACTTGAGTTGGATGGTAATAATTTAACCTTATTACCATCATCTATTGGTAACCTTAAAAAACTTACGTTTTTAAATTCGGGAGATAATATATTAAACTCGTTACCAGAATCAATCGGTAAACTTACAAAACTTGAAGTACTTAGAATGTCTGATAATAATTTAGAATCGGTACCACGACAAATCGGTAACCTTAAAAAACTTACGTTTCTTGGATTGGCTGCTAATAAATTAACATCGATACCAAAAGAGATCGGTAAGCTTACAAAACTCGAGTCAATTCTTTTAGGCTTTAATAAGTTAACTTCGTTACCAGATGAGATCGGTCGTCTTCCAAACCTGACATCCATTTATATACATAGTAACCCAAACCTTAGAATCATACCAAAATCACTCAAACGATCTGGTTTAAGCATTACTAAGAATAGTTCGACACGTTTTGAACATATACCACTTAGACCTATAGTACGTAGAAACGTACCCCTAAACACTAATCGTAACGATCCTATATCTAGGTATAATTTTAGTGTCGGTAATATTGCCGTAAACCTCGGATACAATAGGTACTTAACTGAAAAATCACTTCTAAACTGGATAAAAACGAAAAATAAATATACTAATATCACTAATATTAACACTTTATACAGTCTTGACCCAAACACAAATATCGTTTCAAATCCATTTACACGACAACCACTATATAGAAGAAACATAAATTTCGTCAAGTTTGTAAAACCAAACAAACCAAACACACCGAACACTCTCGCGAATAAACTAAACAAGACGAAAATAAATAACAAACCAAACAAACCAAATTCGCCAAAAACCATAAGAAAAAAAGCAGGTAACGCCGCTCAGCGTAGACGTAACAACGTCAATAATAATAACAGGTAAATGTATATGAGTAACTCCAGATCCAACGTTCCTCAGGCACTTCGTAACCTAGGTGTTACGAACATGAATACTTTACGTGTAGAGAACCATTATTGGTATCGTAACCAATATTTAACCGAAATACCAGAAGAAATTGGTCTCCTTACAAATCTAGAGTTTCTTGATTTGGGTGATAATAGAATAACCAAAATACCAGAATCAATCGGTAACCTTACAAATCTTAAAGAACTTAATTTGAGAAGTAATAGAATAACCAAATTACCATCATCTATTGGTAAACTTACAAAACTAGAGTATCTTCATTTGAGTGATAATCGTTTAAAAAAATTACCACCACAAATCGGTAACCTTAAAAAACTAACGTATCTTAATTTGGGTCGTAATGATTTAACTAAATTACCACCACAAATCGGTAACCTTACAAAACT